CTGGGTAGGTTGCGCCAACATAATACGCCATACCATTTTTTAGTTCAATACCAAAGTATTTGTGGTGCCAACTGCCAATAAATCTCATAGTTCCTCCACCCAATATGCCCAATTAGTAGCAATATAATCATCAAGTGCTTGTTGGTCATATGGATAAACAAAATTATATTTTTTTAGAGCATACTCACGTTGATATTTAATTGCTTCCTCTTCGGTACGTTTTATTTTTCTATTACCTGTTTGGTGTGGCTCATCAAATACAAGGTATCTCATTCGGCCTCCTCAAGATCGTACTTTACACTATTAAGCGCCATTTGTCTAGCCTCCTCAATAGTTGAGGCATAGCCTTTTTCTTCTACTTTAACGTGCCACCAATATAGTCCATCTTCGGGTCTTGGGCCACCAATAATAATTTTGATAGGGCCATTGTCGCCAATAATTTTAACTTTCCCTGCGTGTTTAAGATCTAGCGTAGTCCATTCAAGTTTAGACATAAAAAAGCTCCACTGCCTAGATAGTAGCACAGTGGAGCCAGTAGATCAAGTCTTACTTAATTATGAGCAGAGGAAGTGTAGATTAAATCCGCCCTTTTGGCATTCTGCGGAAACTCCGTGAATCTTTAGGTTTGGATATTTAGAAACACGTTCCTTCATCTTTTCTGCAACTGCTTGGCAGACTTGGGCTTCTGCTTCTTCTCCTGCGTACTCTACGAATTCTACTTCTCTTGTGTAATTTACATCTTTATACATTGGCACGAATGAGAATTCTTTCTCCCCAAGTACACGCCTAATAACAGGGAAGGTAACTGATGCAGCAAACTGTACTTCACTGTCATCATATTTACCCGCTGAATATTCAAGTAGATGGCTTGCAGCATGTTCTAGAGCATATGATAGGCCACTCTTGTTAACTGCTCCTTCTAGTAATCCACTTTCTTCCCACTTCTCTACTAACTGTTCTGATGTTTGCATGTTTTTGTCCTTTTAAGAATCTAGCATTTCGCCAGTTTCAGCTTCATAAATTTCTGATTCGCCCCATTGTTCGCGGTGAGCATCTTTATAATCATCAATAGCTTTTTTCTCATTAGGGATAAAAGCGTCAGATGTAATAACGAAGTCGCCTTCCATCATAAGGTCGGTGATATGATTCTTTTGTACCGAAATACGTGAGATAAGCGCAAAGTCAAAAGCCATCTTATTCTTTGTTGCAGATAGACGTTTGATCTTTTTCATTTGCCATACAGCACTAGCCGCATACCAAACACCATCCCCACCATAAGGAACAAGGCTAGAATGGCCGTAGGCGCTCTCTGGGGGCTTTGTATAGGCTTGGTTGAGTGCCATTAGCCCAACTGCTTTAGGGAAGCTTATATTGCGTGTATTGTTGATTTTCTTACTTAGTACACGAATATGTTCACGAATAACCTTAGCAGCTTTCATCATGCTTGGTTTGCGGTCGGTTGTACCATCTTTGTTGACAACAACTTCGTCTTTGCTTGGTAGTGAACCAATTGAATCCCATAGAATAAGTGTATCCATTGGTAGTTCGCCCATGCCAACGTCGGTAACAATACGGTCAATGGCTGCGAATACATCCTCTAGAGTCTGGCAGTCTTCGTTAATAATACATTGCTCAACATTAACGCCCATCTTTTCTGCACGGCTCCAATCAACCTTGCCTTCGGTCATAATAAACACTGGAAGGACATTTTGTTTTTGGGCTTGCGCTGCTGCGTGGAATAGTAGCGATGTTTTGCCTGTGTCACTTTTACCATAAACCTGTGTGATATGGCCAAGTGGAACGCCGGGAATGCCAATAACACTTTGTAGACATTCGTCTAATACAACATATTTATCTGGTTTTTTTTCTACTGGTGCAGCAACTACGCTTTTTTTGTACGCATCTAAATCAAACTTTTTTGCCATGTTATCTCCTTAAATGAAGGTGGGCAGAAAGCATTATAGCCCTCTGCCCACCAACTTTATACTAGTTTATATTATTATGAAAGTAGGTCGGCAAAAGCTTTGTCAACAGCACTGGTTGATTTAGCTGTCTTGCCGCCGCCCATCTTGACTTCGCTTGAGCCGTCTTCGGCTGACGCATCGCTAGCTAGATATTCATCTAGAATAGCAGCAACTTCGGCTGAAGTCTTACGCTCATGTAGCGAATCAAAATCTGGTACGCTATCAAGAAGCTCCCTGCACTCTTCGCTAGTGCCTTGGCAAAGCTTGCTGGTCTTACGAGCAGGAGTAATCTTGGTAGTTGGGAATGATTGACCGGGAGCCTTTGTTGAAAGGATCGTTAGGTCTGTTCCACCCTCTGGGTCAGTAATATCACCATAGTCTGGATTAAGGACTAGGTTGATAAGGTCTTGATAGGCGTTCTTACCAAAGCCCCAAACCTTAACGCCATCCTTCTCTTCGCCACGAACAACAACTGGTGAGAAAAAGCGTTGACGTGGTAGGAACTTCTTACCCATCTTGCGTGAGTCCTCAGTATCTTCACGGAAGAGCTTGTTAGCAAAATTGCAGATAGCACAATCTTCCTTAAAGTTCTTCTTTGGGCATAGAACGGAGTTCTTGCCGATTTCATAATGGAACCAGAATTCCTTGAATGGATCGCCATCATTAGTGCTTACGACGCGAATCTGTGATGCTTGTCCCTCTTCGGGACGCCAGAACGCGGTCTTGCCCTCGCCCTTACCTTGTAGTGCAGCTAGCTTGGCCTTCATTTTGCTTAGATCGATACCCATGTGTCTTGCTCCTTTAGTAGTAGCTCGGTGAATCTCCCGTCCACTTGTTAGCGAAGAGTATACTCAAACTCTTCGATGTTGTCAACCCTCATGTTATGGTTGAAAATGCGAAAATCACTTTCATCAATATCCCACACAAGTTCCATGCCTTCGGCAAGCTTGTGCTTTTGATTGCCCTTGATCTTGCCCTCCATAAAGTTCTTAGGAAGATCATTAATCTTGAGGAACCGCATTGCACGACGCTCGCCATCCTTCTTCAGAAACGTACCCTTGTATGCCTTCATAGTGGCCTCCAGTGTCAATAACTATAGCAGATGTTCTTGCCGCTGTCAACCTTCTTGTATTCTGCTGCTGTACGAAATAAAATAACAAAAAGATTGTGGATGTTTAGTGCTATGAACACGGTAGGATGGTCGAATTTCGTTTTTTGAAAGTTGCTCCCTTATATTCTTAATTAGTTTCTTGTCGGATTTCAAATCCTCTTCTTTTATAGCAAAAAAATAAATTTTATCACAAATATTTTGTAGATTAAAGAACTGTTTTTCTTCTCCACTTTGCATATCTTGCGTACCAAATGTGCAGATACGCGCTATCTCTTTTGGCGGTTCGCTATTGTCTAGGACTGCTTCCGTGTTTTGAAAAATATTTGTGTAGTGTATCACGTTAACAATTTGTTTGTCAACTGCATTTTTAAAATCTAGAATTGATACATCACCAATTACTTCTTCTAAACTTTCCTCTGAAACAATAAAAAGTTTTTTAAAGATACCCGACCGTGCATATTCTTGAAAAACATTATATGTAAGTTTTTCTTGTAGCAAAGATGTTTTATTTAATTCTGACAGAACTGGACGTTTATAGAGAACGTGTATATTTTTGTCTTTTATGTACTTCATTATCTGAAGAGAAGCACCGCTGATCTTGCTACCGCCTCCAATGACAAACAACACATCACCTTCAACATCAGAGAAGAACTGCGTTAGATCTGGCACGCTGTTTTCATATTCTTCTGGTGTGTTTTTTTCTTGTAGCGCAAAACAGTTTTGTCCATTTATACCAGTACTGATTTTATAAACATCGTATTGTGGGTATTTAGCAAATTCATCTGCAATACGGCAACCATCTGGTCCTATTCCAATTACTGTATCCATCTTATACCTTCAACTTTACTTTTTTCATATCGCCGTAATTAGGGCCGATCTTAACGTTTACAGGAAAAGTGCCCCATTGAGTATCGCTAAGTGTACGGATACAGTCTACAAGAATATTTTTCTCTTCTTCAACTAAATCTAAAACAAGACAATCATGTACAAGGAATGCCACGAAACTACGCTTACCTTCAAGATGCTTATTCATCTTTAAAATTTGTCGATGGAATAGATCAATAAGCGTGCTTTGATTCAGATAAGAAATAGCATGATGCTCATCTGCTACAATTTTTCTATGGAAAGGAGTATAGATAACACCATCGACCCAATATAAAGCTTTTAGCGCTTCTTTGTTGTAGAAGTCTGAGAGTTGCTTGTCGTACTGGACTGCGAGTTTTGACTTGGAATTGTAGAGCCAACTTGTTGCTGTGTCTTTGGCAATAGCCCTAGTAACTCCATTACCAAATATGTTTCCAACAGACCACTCATGTAAGTCTCCTTCGGGTTGTGTTTTGTTCAGCAAAGCTAACGCAGTCCTTAATTCTGCTGCATTTAAGTCTAATTCTACAAGCCAATCATTTTGTGGCTTAATTACACTTCTAAGATTTTTATTTAGATTTAAAATTGGAAAACTGTCTTCTTCAACGGTTAAACGACCAGTAACACTACCAAATAAATTATAGTTTATTGATGTTTGGCCATTTTTAATTTTTTCCCATAGTTTTTTAGCTTGGATATCATAAAGTTTGCCACTAAGCCACGCACTATCAAGTTGCAGACTCCTAGCGGAAATATGACCAATAAACTCAGTGAATTCTCTATAGAACGTATATTCTGGTGGCTGTGGATACGTTTTAAATACGTGATCGGTAATTTTACATTTGACATCATAATATTCCTTTAGGTAGCGTTCTGGCGTCAAATCAAAAATACAATTTTCTGTTAGTGAGACTTTTGATTCTAGGAATGAATTAAAGAAAGCTTTAAGCTTCTTATTGACTCGTTCCCATTCATCTTTTAGATACTCTGGGCAGCATTCATCAAGAGACTTGCCACCCGCATAGATTTGGGCGTATTGAATATCTTTACCGTGTAAGATAGAAGTATAATTCCATGTACCATCTAACTCTTCAATAATATTTTTATAGATAAGCTCTCCGTTCTTGTAAAATCCTACGCACTCATTCTTTGTATCAAGAACTTGAAAAGTCATGGATCACCTAAAAAGTTATGTCGCCAACCGCTTCGCTAGTAAGTTGTGATGATAACAGTCTAACAAGATCTTCTGGCTTTGTCAACACAATTTTTGGTTTTTTATTTTGAGCAGCAAAATCATCTATTTTACGATTTATATAATCTACTGCGGAGTCTCTACTTTTATATTTATTAATTTTTATTGATTCTGAGTAGATAATTTCAAAATTTCTTTGTGTAATATTTATGCGCGATTCTAAAATTCTTACATAAGCATATAGACGCAATATCCATTCCTCAGAATAATTTCTATAAAACACCTCTTCAGTTATTTGATTAAGCGAATTTACAGACACAAATAGAGATGAACAATTTTTAGATTCTGTTTTTTCACTTGTAAAGCCTTCTTGAGATGCTGTTAAATTCCAAAAACTTATTAAAGTATTAATAAGAGTTGGAATATCGGTGTAATATGCTATATGGTAACAGGTATTAAATACTTCGTCAAGATTACTCATATTATATTTTTTATAGTAATCCTTCATTACCGGTGATTCTAAATCAGCTACAATTTTCCAAGGAGCGTTTCTATCAACAAAAAAGCCAAAACGCTTCGCTGAATCTAAAAATACTTCAAAATTTGGATCACTTATATATTTATCAGATTTAATTTTATAACTTGCATAATTTAAACTTGTGTCAAAATCTATAATTAGACCAGATAGATTAGAATCACAAACTCTGCTTTTTATAAATTGGCTTCTTGTTATTGGAGAAATTTCTGAAATAATTTTAATAAACTTTAAAAAATATGGAATAAACGAAGAAAAATTTTTTAATTTTGATTTATATTTAACTGTTAAAAAAGTATCATAAAAAACTTCATAAAGTCTATTAATAAAAACTATGTATTGATCTGTTGCATCATTGAGAGATTTTCTAACAGTTAAATTTGTATATATCGAATTATTATTAGTTAATTTATTTGTATCTTTTAATGAAAGATGATATTTTTTAAAATCATTAAAAGCATCAGAAACAAAAACTAAATTTTTATGATTAGTAGATTCTTGATTTGTTGTAAATGATAGAGCTGCTGTTTTAGGAAAAATTGCTTTTCCATTGTTATTAATTTTACCATAATTTTTATTTTGATACCAGCCATCAAATTGATATGGGAAATACTCTTTTTGGAGAACAAATTCTTCAAAAAATTTTCCAACTAGAAAAATATTTTGCGTTCCATTAGTAATTCCAATATCAAAAATTTTTTGATCAGTTAACATTTTTTTCCTAATTTGCTACAAAGGTTGGTATATCATTACATATATCTTTTCTATTTACAGCAACTTCTGTTTGAGATGTTGGCTTATAACCATCGCCATACGATATTAAATATCCACTAAAAATAACTTTTGAATCTAAATTTGGTAAACTAATTTTTCCACCATTGCTATTTTGAAAAATATAACTAAAACTGCATCCTTTTACGATATAAAGACCAGCAAAACCAAAAGTATCTGTGAGATTAAGATTACCCTTTCTACCCTCTGGCGGGCTTATAAAAAACAAATTACCAACGTCAAAAAAGAAAGTTAAGTAAGCCTTTAGCTCACCTGTTACCTCGTATGGCAATCTAAAAGCTGGGCTTGAGTCTATGATTGTTCCAAGCATCAGATTAGCATTATCCATTCTTCTAAAGGTTAAATTTTTATTTTTTAAAATACTACCAGAGGTATCTGTAGATTTTATACGTATGCAAGGGAATAAATGCTCTTTTATAATTCTTTCTTGAAAGCGTTGAGGATTTTGGTCTACTTGATATGGAGGATTTTTGCTTTTTGAGCTTGCATAAAAATCATAAAATCTTAAATTTTGTTCTGCTAATACACAATATAATTTTTTTGTACCATAATAATCCGAAGTAACAGTGGAAGATAAAACAAGATCTTGTTTTACGTCTAAAAATTTTTGGTCATCAAGCATATCTTCTTCAGCTAACGCAGCAGTTGTAGATTTTTCTTTGTCTGTTTTAAATTTCTTCATCTGCGTAATTGATTGAAATCTTATAGTCGATGGCACGGCTTCTTTGAAAAATTCGTTAACAATACCATTTGTTGCAAGAGAATTTTTTAATAACTCCTCTACTAGATCTTTTAAAAAAGCTTCTACGGAATATTGATAGCTTGACGAATCTAAAAATTTTCTTTTTAGGAAGTCTGAATATGCTGCTAAAGAAATTGGAGTCCAATAATAATTTATAAAATAACTTTTTCCACTCGCATCATATGGGAAATTTCTACCTCCCATGAGCATGTCACAATTTTTTGTAACAGACATAACATAATCTACAATTTGTCCAAAAAATAAAAAATGTAAATCAAAATCAGTTTGTATAGTTTGATCATTTATTTCAATATCAACGGCTTTTTTAATTTGATCTAATACTCTAGTTTTTTCTGTTTCTGTATTGCCAATAAGACCGCCAGTTGTTTGGCCAGATGTTACTCCACCTTGCCCACGCAAAAAAGGTCGTGTTTCATTACCAAAGAGATTTATACCTGTAGAAGCATCATAATAAATATCTTGCGGAGATGGCACAAAGGAGGGAAGAGATGAATTAACTTTTATCTGTCTAATTGCTGTTTTAAAATTTTCTCTAAGCCTATAAATATTTTTTTCATAAACATCGCCACTAGCAGTAGCGCCTTTATAAGCAGCATATCCTCCCAAGCCGATACCAGCTACAAGAGCGCCTACTGGGGTTGATACTGCTGTGGCACCAAGCGCGTTTAAGCCGCCACCAATAAAAGCACCTGTTAGGGTAGCACCAGTAAAATTATCAGCAAATACTTTTATAAATGAATCAAAAAAATCTGCGGAATAGTATTCTATTAAAAGATCCTGTTTTATAGGAACAGAATATGTTGTCATATTTTTTAACAAATAATAAACCATATTCATGTTTAATCTTGTTTTAATTGATAAAGAAGCGTCTCTAAAATCAACAATTGCATTTTTTGCCTCTTTGACAAAAGCTGCTCCCGTATATTTTTTTTCTAGTTCGCCTACTATATTCCATACTTTTGTATAATTTGGTATTGGGCGATTTTGCTCAACGCATTCAACAGCAATTTCTAGTGCTTCTATTGATTTATTATACGCGTCTAGAGAAGCAATAAAAGCATCAAATGGAGAATCATTCGCGTTATGTATTACTCTTTTAGCATTTAAGTCTACTTCTTTGTTGCCAGTTCTTTTATTGATCTGCATTCTACCAAGTTGAGTAGTATATTTAGAAAAAGCTATACCGGGGATTGGTTCCTTTAATAAATAATATATATTTTCGTTTATATTACCGATACTTTCACTATGTTTTTCTAAAGATGGCTGTTCTGCTGCTTCATAAGAAATAAAATATATTGTTAATTCATTTTCAAAAGGTATGAAAGAAGCATTGTTTGATTTGAATACATCAAATTCATGCTTGTGAAATGTCAAATGGTGTAATTTTGTTAAAAGCGGAAGCCCGCCAATATCCTCGTAAAAATTTTTAAAAAATTCTCCTTGCCCATATGCCAACGATTGCACTAGAATTAAACCAGAACCAGTTCTTGCTTCTTTTGCTTTATGAGTTAATTTATCTTTTGTATTAAAATTATAAAGAGGATAAATTAATTTTAATAAAGGTATTTTTTTAGTTTCATTTAGGTTTCTTAAATTTTTTAAAGTTATTATTTCCTCTTTTAAGTCTTCAAAATAGTTAAAAGCAATATTAAAAACAACTTGATAATTAGATCTAAGAGTAAACGCTTCTTTAGATTTATTTATTATCTCAATTTTATTAAACATGAATCTTGGTTTTGGTTCCTGATTAACTTGTTTATTAATTTCGTCTATATCACAAATCCAAAACTTTGTTTGAAATTTATTTGGATCTGTTTGATCCTGTTCGGTTTCGGTAAATATTAAAGCGTGTATAAAATTGTATTCTAAATCAGGATTTATACCAGTATCAGATTGTTTATCTGCAAATAGTCCAAGAGCAGAACCAGCCGTTGGGATAGCGTTATTACCTAAAATAGAAGATTGTCTTGTTAGTAAATTAATTGACTCTTCTTTGTTATAGGTTCTAGGAGTTTGAATAGCACCACCAGAAGGTGAGGGTGGATCTTTATGAAAAAATTTAACATTATTAAATTTTTTTGGTGTTAAACTTGGCCCTAATAACCTATTAGTAACAATTTCATTGTAAATTGTGTCTATATTATAAAATAATGCTTTTTGCTGTATATTTGAATCTAAATTTTTAGACATTGTTTAATAACCCTAAAACTTCATCTATCGGATAATATATTTTTAAAATATCGCCAGCGGATATTTCCATTTCATTAGGTTTTTCATTTAAGTAGCAAATAAGCCAGCCATATTCTGGTGAATTATAATATTTGTTAGATATATTATAAAGTTTTTCAAAAGGCTCAACAGTATGCAAAACAAACTGTATGTCTGTTTTACTTATATCTTTTAAATTACCAAATCTATAAGTAGCATATTGTGTTATGCTTTTTATTTTATTTTTTTGAAAATAAGTCTTATAAACATCAGATTGGTTTATTATTTTTTGCGTTTTTCTATATCTATCATACATTTTATTTACCCATTTACTGCTTGTTTTTTTATTTTTGATATAAAATTATCATAATTTTTTTGCTTTCTACTTTTTGTTGCTGCATCAGCTTCTCCTGTTACGGCAGTTCCAGCATTGCCATCAGATAAAATCAATTTACTATCAATAGCCGCTTTTGTTTCTCTCAGCATTTGTTCTAAATTTTTTGATTGATAAAAATCTTCTCCTTTAGTTATTGCTATAAGTGCTGCAATTGCATCTAACGATTGTGGATTTTCTACTCCAGAAGTTCGACCAAAAACTCTTTCTATAATAGTTTCTGACGGATCTCTAGTAGATTGTATAGGCGCATCGTCTTTTATGTCTATAACCCTTACCGAATCTTCTACTTTTAGAAGTACACGACCTGTTATATCAATTTTAAACCCTAATGGTATTAATCTATCTTTAGCATTATCAAAATCTTTCTTCAAACCAAGTGGTTCATAATAAATAATATTTTCAGACACACCTCTTGAATTATTTAAGGCTTTACGTTCTGTAGTTGGAGAAACACCAGCCTCTGGGTTTCCATTATCTTGAAGAAACTTTTTAAATTCTGGAGTTATTGCGTCGGAAGTTGCTGATTGTCTAACAAATCTAGGCACAAATGGAGCAAGAATATAGCCTAAATCTTTATTAATTTGATAATTAAAATTTGTTACATAAACTGGTAGTGCCTTTTCTCCATCTTTTCTTAACTGTGGCATGCCTTCAAATTGTATTTTTATATTTCCAAATAAGTTCTCAGGTCTTGGAATATATTGAGAGTACGCAAAATTATAATTTGGTTTCATCATATGAAGAAGAATATGAAGATCATCATAATTTAGTATTGCTTGCTCTCTATCTTCTGCAAAAACATTAAAAGAAAAATCTACATTATATTGGGTCTTTGTAAGTATAGTATTATTAATATAACCAAATGGTGTATATTTTAAATTTTCATCTAAAAATTTTACTTGTAAATCGCTTTTTTCTAAAAATGCTTTAAAAAAAATAGTCTGTTTTGGATTTACCGACTCAATTGCTAAATTAATTTTCTTATCTGCAAAAAGCATTAGCGTGTTCCTATTATGATATTATACTTGTTCCAACTTTGCTATCATATTCTTGTAAATTTTGTACATGCAACGCAATTTTTCTTGTATCTTGACGGTCAAGCGTAAAAGATAAATGCGGAATTTGTGTTGAGGCTCTGGAAGAAAGCTCTGCTTTAGCGCCAATATTATTTTCTAAATTACTTGTAAAGGAAGAAGCTGCTTGTGTTGCAGGCATCGTACCTAACTGGCCTCCCGGCCTTTGTAAAGAAAAAGAAGAAACGCCAGCACCAGTATTGACCAATGGACTAATTTTATCCGACTCGCTCATTTTGGCTCGCGTAAGGCTTGTTATTTTTGGTTTTGCGGTTGTTGGGTCAATTGATAATGTTCCAACATAATCATCGCCCGATTGCTGTGTATCTTCTAAAGGTATTCTGCCGCTTTCGCTAAATGGATCTTGTTCAAGAGTATCCCTTTTTTGTTGCTCAAGCCTTTGCTTGTTTTGTTGTTCCTCTTTTTCTTTTACTTTCCCTAACGCCCAATATGCTGCTGCTCCAAGAGCAATCACGGCAGCAGTAGCACCAATTTGCACTTTATTACTAGAAACGAAGTTTTTTATACCAGCGAATCTGCCGCCGCTTGCTGGGGCACCTAAATCACCGCCGCCAGCGCCGCCTACTGGCATCATCGCGGGGCCACCACCGCCACCACCTCCTGCTAAAGCAGGCGTAGGGCCACCACCACTAGCCGCTGCACGCATAGTGGCTATTTGTTGAGCTGCCATACCAGCATTTTGTGATGTTTGCAAAAGAGCTGTATTTAATTGGCCAACAGCAACAGTAGTAGCGTTGACATTACCTGTCATAGTTGGGAATGAAGTACCGAAACGTGTTGCTGCTTCCATAACACCAGCAGTAATAAATCTTATTGCTAATCTCATACCAGCAAACGCAAAACCAATCATGCCAAGCGTACCAATAAGGGGACCACCGGGAAAATTTAATAATTTTCCAATCCATCCAACAACGGTAGAAAGTCCCTCAACTATTGGGCTTAAATTAATTTTAATATTTGTTAGGAGAGCATCTAGTTTCTTTTGAGCATCAACATTTTTTTCTTTTGCTTCTGCAAGTTCTTCTTCCGAAACTATTTGTCTATCAATAAGCTGCTGCGCTTCCATTATATCTGCTTTAAAGAATGCTGCTGCTTTTCTTACGTCGCCGCCAAAATATTCTGCTAATAAACGTTTATAACCTATATTTAATTTTTCAAATTCTAATCCGGAATCTTGAGCGGCTCGCTTAATCATCATGATTTGCTCTGCTGGGTCTGCTTTCATCATTGAAAGCATGTCAACCGACATGCCGCCAAGCATTGCATTTAATTTTGATACGGATTCTGCTGCGCTATCAAAATCTTTAAACTTATCACTAATAGATAATAGGTCTGCTGACGTTACTACACCTTTTGTCGCAGCCGAGACTGCTTCTAGCTCTCTGAAAATTTTTGTTGCTTCTCGACCGTAACCAGAAATTTTGCTTAATGCCTGTTCAAAAGCAGCAGTATATTGTTCAACGCTTTTTCCAAGTGCTAAGGCATCTTTTGCAAGCCCATTTATAACATCTTTAGCACCACTAGCGGATTTTCCAAAAGATGCCATATATGTTGCAGCAATTCCGCCAAACGTAGACGCAGAAACGCCTAGAGTTTCCATAGAAGTCGCAGCGTCCATCAAAACTCTACGCTGCATGCCTGTCATATTATTAAACGCGCCAATTGATTTTGTTAGGCCTTCATATGTTTTTCCATAACTTTCTAAGGTAGTGCCATATTTTGAAAGTTCTGTGATGGTTGTGCCGCCAAACTTAAGACTTATTTCTTCAAAGCCCTGTCTAAAGCCTCCTGTTGCTTTACCAATACTAGCACCAATTTTATCAAATTCAAAGCTTGACTTAACAACTCTTTCATTAAGAACATTGAAAAATCTATTAGCGGCCTTTTCTGGATCTAAGAATGATTGTTTTAGGCCCGATGATATTGCTGTACTTAAATTAAAAATACTACCTTTTGACTTATCAGCACCTGCACTCATTGCAATATACATCGAAGCAAACAAATTAGATTTACCTGATGCGCCAGTAAGGGCATCAATAAGTCCACCCATTCCCTTATTTACTTCTTTAAGAGAATCGGTATGTATCTGTTGTAGACGTATTAGAGGAAGATATGCCGCAGCTTCTTCTCTGCGAGCCGCTGTTGCTTTAATTGTTTCTAGTGTTTCTTGTGCCTTAGACTTTGCAGCTTCTATGTTTTGTAAAATACCTCTAGCTTCTGTTTCTTGAAGTTTTCTTTTTTCTTTTTGAAAATCTTGTTCAGCTTTTGATAAATTTTGTTTTGTTTTTAATAATTGCTGCTCTTGTTTATCGCTTCTATCTTGTACTTTTTCAAGAGATTGTATTGCTGTTCTATAATTTCCTATATCAGATGCTAAACCTTGTAGTTTTGAAGAAGATACATTTTGAGCAGATATAATGCTCTCTTTCATATTTTCAAAACCATCTAGAAAATCCTGAAAATTTTCACGTTTTCCTAAATGTTTAAGGCCTTCTGGTAATTTTTTAGTTAGATCAGTTAAATTTTTATCAAATTCTTGTTGATTCTTTGCTTGTTCTTGATAAAAATCTCTTAATGTTTTTTGTGCTGTTTCTGCTGCGATTCTTAATTTTGAGCTAAAATCATCGTATGCCTCTGATACAGCCATAATATCGCCAGAAGCTGATTTTCTAAAATTTGCTATTTCTTGGGCTAATTCTTTTGCATCGTTTATTGCTGGTAAAAATCCTTTGTCTTTTATAGCTTTTTCTAAATCTGCATAGACAGTTTTTAACATGTCTAGGCTTTTAGCTAATTCAGCTATTTTTTTTGGATCAAGCGACGTACCGTTTGTGCCCTCAGTCTCGTTAGCCATACAATAACTACCTCAAGTTATATAATAATTATACAAATAGAAAAAAAGCGCAGACAAATCTGCGCTTTTTTATTTCTGTGAAGCTTTTTTGTATCTTTCTGCTTCTTCTTTTATTTCTTTACTTAATCTTTCAAAGAACCAATCTCTTAAACCAACTGGTAAATTATATATCTCAATAAAAGACCAGCCGCCATAGTGCTTTAGAAGAAACATTTGTTCATAAATATTTTTTTGATAATCATTACTTAGGCCAAAAAAATTCCTGCGTAAAAGGAACCTCCAATTCTTGTACGGCAGCGCACGTACTGCAAGAGAAACGTTTTTGTATTGTTACATTTGGAATTAATTTAGCATAAGTTGTTCTTAAAAATTTTGCATCAAAGGCTGGCATAATACTTATTGCTTGATCCAATATTTTTTTATCTGATATGCCATTTATTTCTTCGACGATAACAAAAAGTTGTTCTAAAACAGTTAGGTCTGTATTTTCACTCATCCGTTTTTTTGTTTCCAAAAAACCCATAAGTCGCTTTTCATCATCACCATTCAGCAACTTACATTTAACTTGCCATCCTGTTTTTGGCAATTGGAAAAGAATAGAACCATTTTCAAATCTTGTGTGTTTTAAATTGGGATTTAATTCTAAATCTCTATCTATTTCTTCTGTATCTCTAAGCTCTTTATCTTCTAAATTAATATTTAAATTATTTTTACTTCCACATTCTACACAAGAAACAGCAACTTTATATTCTGGGCCGTATGCTGACGCTCTTGCCGCAATAATTATTGCATTTTTATCGCCAACTAAAAGCGTTTGGACAGGTATACTTTTATTAACAAGAAGTGATTCTACTAATTTATCTAGTAATATACCTTTCTTGATATAAGACTTATTTGTTAATATATCTTCTTCCTTAGCCGTCATTTGCTTAATTTCAACACAATCTTTGCCGTGGAGTGGATGTTCTGATGGGTAAAATTTTCCCCTTGAAGGAATTTCAACCATTTCAGTTATAGCAACAAAATTAAGTACACCACTTGTTGCAACTTCTGGTATTACGTCTTTACCGCCTTGTTGTCTTAGGTTTTCTAATTGTTCTTCTAGGTTATTCCTCATGTTTTACCTTTCTATTGCTGGCTGGTTCGCCTTACACTTGCTCTTCTACGCTCTCTTCTTTGTTCTGCATAGACTTCAGCTTCTGTTTCAAATTGGCTTAATTGTTCATTAATTGTAAATCTTTCATCTGGGCTAAGTGTGTCCCATTCCCTTCCGCCTGTAAGAAAATCGACATATGTTTTATATGGCGCACTTTCTAGCAAGCCGGAGCTTCTCCATTCATAATCGGTAAATGTTACCTTAAACGGATCTTGATAATCAACAACTCTTGTACCTGCTGGTATTGTTATCAGCTCTTTTCTTTGCTCAACAACTTTTCTTGTATTTTCTCCTTGACCTTCAAAAGATTCATAAGCCTCTAATCTTTCTTCTGTTATAGGTTCTGGGTTATACACAGGTATTCCGGGCATTTCTGCCTTTTTTTCATATACAAGGTCACCAAATGTTTTTTTGGCTAATTCTGCTGTCTTCTCCCTTCTTTCAGTTTCCTCGCCTATTCTTTTTATTTGTGCTATTTGTTCATCTAATTCTTCTATTTCACCCGGTCTAGAATCTGGAAATTCTGGTTGAATATTTGCTGGTTTGCGTTCTATTTCTGGAACTGGCGTTTCTATGTATTCTAGCGGAGGCGTTGGAGCTTTTTCACCTAATTTTGGTATTTCTATTGTAATTTCTCTTGGCCCTGCTGGTTTAAGCGAAAGATCTGGATTTGATGACTCGCCTCTTGATGTAAAACCAATAGGAAATTCTGGTTTAGATTCTGGTATATTTGGAATTGTAGGTTTGCCAAAATCTACTGGATTTTCATTTAATATATCTAAAAGAGTTGGTTCTTTAGGAGCAGATATACCTCCAAGTTTTATTGTTCCGCCAATAACACCGCCATTTCTAAATTCTTGTGGTGTAGGATTAGAATATATTTTTTCTTCTAGATTGTCTTCTTTACCGCCAATTTTTTCTAAAATTGGTTGACCGCCTGTAGGTGGCACTGGCGCTGGTGGTTTTACTGGTGGTTCTACTGGTGGTTCTACTGGTGGTGGCGCTGGTGGTGGCACTGGCGCTGGTGGTTCTACTGGTGGTTGCCCACCTGTAGGTTTACTTTTTGCTTCTTCAACCATAGGAGTTTCTTGCTTTTTTTCTTCTGCTTTTTTTTCTGTTACAGATGGGGATTTTGGAACCGCGCCAGTTCCCTGTAAAATTAATTTTGCCCAATCATAATATAAAGTTATTGTTACAGAAGCAATAAGGTCTGATGTATAATCTAATCTATCAAAATTAACATCTGAAATTAATGGATTATATAATTCCCAACCTTCATAAGCATTTTCTTTAAAAGTTTGTAGCGTACTGTAAACTGTACGCTGATCTTCTCTGGCATCTTCTTTACCAATATTCAGATCATCATTAAATTTATAATTTTTTCCTAATCTTATGCCTTCTGGATTTGTTTTTATTTTATCTTTATCCGTTAAAAATGGAGGAATTTCATATATTGTTAATTTATTATCTTCTCCAACTAAAGAAGAAATTAAAGAACTCTTAAAAGGGTAAGATCTAAATCTTAAATTGTTATCTTCGTTATAGTCTTTATCTTGTGGCTGTATATATCCTGCTTCAAGTAATAGATTATAAAAAAATAGCTGTGTTGAGCGGTGGGAATCAATAATTACAGCTTGTTTTTTATTACTACTGATTGTATAATCCGTAATAAATTTTTGTCCTAATCCTCTTTCAAGAGCAGCAGTAACAATTGCATCATAAAATGTTATTTTTATTGGTTTCCAAACAGGTCTTTTAGGGAAATTAAACGTATGAGAATAAAGGTATTTTGCCTGTATGATGCCTATGTCAAACGATGGTCGATCAACGCTTTTAGCAAAATAAAATGGTAATTTATTAATATTTGTTGCGTCTGTAACATCATGTTTACCAAAAGAAATAATCCACCTGTTTTGTTGTTTAGGTAACAAATCAGATGGATTATCCCAAAAAGCCATATCAGCGCCCTCTTATATGAAAGTATTTATAATATAAGTAGGCTGTTTTTAAAAAAAGCTTACTTTATTCGTTTTGGCTATAATCAGCCCAATCGTAACGGAAAGTATAAGTTGCAGTTAAAATACCTTCTTGTGTATAGTCTAGATCATTAAGAGCGACTTTTGTAATAAATGCATTTCTCAATGTCCATTTATCAAGAACTGCGCCTAATGAATTAAGAACGTTAACTGTAACTACGCCGCCATTTGCTACTGCTGCACGCTTAGAAATTGTGCTAAAGTCTGGGTTTTGACCACCAGTAAATTGTGGATTTACCCAGCCAGCATTGATCAGATAAGCATATGAAGCTCGCGATGCATTTGGCGCACCTTCTGCATCGACAAACTTAATATCTACTGTATTCCAAGTAATTTTACCGGGAAAGTGGAATTGCTTATCTAAAAAATCTACCTTTGTTGTGTCGCCAATTGTATATTGTGGTCGTTGCGCAGATTGGGCAATGAACTGTGAATCTTGTTGCCCAAGTAGCGTAAACGAAACCTTAAACTTAAACTGACGCTTTGGATCTAATGTTGTTTCGCTCCAGAAAGCCATTTATTTATTCTCCTATTACTTTAATTATTCTGTGAAAGAAGCGCCAGAGTTTGTAACAACGAAATCAATTGCGATGAATTCTATTGCTCTAGTTGGCTTTAATAAGATCTTGCAGTACATGATATTGCGGTCTACAAGATCGGCAGTTGTTGTTGTGCTATCAAGTACAACACGCGCATCATCAAGGCCATATGCACTTCTAATTGCAAAAAGGAATGGCTCAACAATACCTTTGAAGTTATTCCAAGTTGTTTGAACGTTTGGTTCAAATAGAACGCGAGTTGCTGCAACTGAAATTTGCTTCTTGATAAAGTTCAAAAGACGGCGAACGTTTACTCTGTCAAGAGCGCTTGGAGTTGTTTGTAGGGTCTTTTGACCAAAGATAACAACGCCTTCACTTGGGAATGTTGCAATTGGGTTAATATTAACTTCGTATAGGGCATCACGATCAGCAGAAGTTAATTGCAGAGCAGTCTTTGTAACACCGATACCAGCATTAGCTTGGGTTAATCCACCTCTTGTAAAGCCTGCTGGTGCAAACCAAAGGGCACTACGACCTTCTGTACCACCAAATGCACCAAGAGCAGCAATTGAAGCTGGTAGGAAGATACCTTCGCTTTGTACGAATACCGCTGGGAAATAAGCAGCACCGTAGCTATTGTCTATAGCGCGAGCAGTTAGATTTGTAATAACATCTGTTGTGTTTGATGGTCTTACTGCCACGTTATTGTTTGTTTCATATGAGTACTTGTAATCACCTTCTAGATCGATAATTGCCATAGCATCGCCACGGGCTTTGCATGTTTCAACCATTAAACTGGTTAGAGCAGCGTTCTTAAGACCGGGGATAACTAGTAGATTCATATCAAGGACTTCAGGATTTGCAACAATATCAATCGCGGCCTTTATTGATCTATATGGTGCGCTAGTTGTTTCATCTACTGTATCGTCTAGAAGGAATTCATTAACAAATGGTTCCGCTTCGGTAATATCGCTACCATCGCTGCCGCCGTACATTGGAAGATCAAATCCAAGAACATAACCACCTGTTAGTAAATCAAGACTGTTTCTTGTGCCAGCAGTATATGTTTTAAATCCAGTTGCTGTACCTTGGATATAACGGGTAGAGAATACTGTATCTGATGCTGTCGCGCCAGCAGATGGTTTTTGACGTAGGATATCTACTAGGTCAGCGTTGTTTGTTGGATGCGACTTAAGACCAAATCTTGTTGATTTTGCTGTGGAAGCATTTATTTCAGAACCACCGGGGGATAGTAATGAAATTGTTGGATATGTAGAGCCACCAGTGAGAGCGGCTACGCTTGCTCCGCTTATAGATGGTCTGCCTTTAATTATGAAACCGTGTGGTAGAGCCTCTGGTGGGATATCTGCTTGTACCCCGTTAGCTGCTTCTGCCATTTGTACGCGAATATATGATGAGCGATTTGGATATGAACCATATTCAACATAACGGGAATTTGCCATATCCCATTCACGCCAAGAATCACCAATACGCTTTGCAATAAAATCACCAGAGTTTACGTCTAAATTAACACCCGTAAATCTTTCTAGAACAACAGGAGCGCCTGTTGGTTCAAATAACTTACGAACAACTACATCAAATGTACCATATTTTGTTACATTTGTATTTTTTGATGCACGCACATTTTCAATAGAAATTTTGATATCTCTTGAAGTGCTTGCGCCACCATTTAAACCAACAAATTTAAATAGATTAATAGCATTTGCAGCAAGATTATCTGAATGATCGCTAATAACATAACCGCTTTCAGCAGATTCCGCTTCTACTTCAAATGTCTTAAATGATGAAGAAAGTTGCGCAAGATATACTTTTGTGTAACCAGTTTGTAGGGTATTTTCAAAAGTTTCACCTAAGAAGTAATTTTGTGAAATATCAGAAGAAACATCGCTTGTGCTGAATCTTGTTGGGTTTGTATTGAAAATTTTTCTTACAAAGCTACCTGATGCTGCTTCTAGTGAAGCAGTATATGTTTGTTCAGAAGTTGCTCCGCTAACTTTTAAAACAAATTCGCCGCCAGTAACAGATGCAGAATTATTTATAGTAAAGCTACCACTTCCGCTATCAATCTGAATAACAGTTGTGGCATTTGTATAAAATACTGCCGATAAGGCTCCAGTATTAGATGCATTAACGCTGAATAAGCCATAAACGTTACCGCCAACTGTCCAGCCGGGTTCGTCCGAACCACCGTTTTTATCAACACCAGCAAGACGAACAACAGTTACTGGAGATGAATTTGCTAAGAACGCTCTAGCGGCATATGTAGCAAGAGTTGGTGAGGTTGGAACACCAGTACGCCAAACATCAGCGGCTCCTACAACACCATTTGAGGCAGGGCCAAAGACTCTTTCTAATTCAGCAACATTTGTAACTTGTACAGGTTGCATAGCAGGACCGCGAGCAGTACGACCAATAACAACTGGCCCAATTGCTGGTGGTTGTGGCTGAATAACACTTTCGTCTATTTCATTGACTTGTACGCCGGGGGATACAAATCTGAACTTTTCAATAGCCATTAATATATTCTCCTAAAACTGTAATTTCTAAATCTATTAAAACTTATAATAAATAGATACTTTTTTTCCCAAAATCCATTTATTTAGCATCAAAAATGCCTTGGCGTGCTTTAATACATTTTGCAGCTATTTCCATCTTATATTTTGCATCACCAAATAAACGCTTTGGTTCTAATAATGTTACAATTTCAAAATATGCATCATCATAAAAAAGAAAATCGCCTTCACGTACATATAAATCTTGGTCTTCTGTAAGACGACGTTTATGAAAATGTACAATAATACTTGGACGCCTATCTACGCCAAAATTGTTTGTTGTTGTTTTGTATCCTTCCCACTCTACAAGTGCGTGTATATGCACTGGTGGTAGAAAAGTTTTTCTCAACGCTTCACCATATAAAGGATGAAAATTTGTATGTTCTAAGCTTATTGGATAATATACAACAGATTGACCTATTACGCGCTCAATAAGCTCATCATTTACTTGCTTAACAAGATCTTTTTCTTTTTGACCTGTGAACAGTGGTGGTGGTGGAGCTTCCGGCTGTTCCCATTTATTTTTCTTTTTAGCCATCTATTATCCTACATAGATTAGGTTTGGAATTGGCGATTGAATCTTAAGAGAATTTTCGCTAATTGCAACATCACGCTCAAGAAGTTTATCGTATGTTGTTTCATCAAGAACTTTAATTAGCTCATCCCGTAATGCCGTTTGCTCTGCTTTCGCCTCTGTAACAAGTGCGGGACCATTTAAAGTAACTGTTTCGCCGGGGATTGGTATTGTAGCGAATTTACTGCGGATATGGCCTAGCATTTCTTTACAAAGCGATAAACAAAAACGGCGTATCCACTGCTTACCAATTGAATTAATTTTATCATATGGTATGTTTTGAAATGGAATAGAATTCATATTGTTGACGCCATCTGTTTGGGCATCAGTGATATTATCACTCTGCCCAGAGAATGGATCAACAGGTAATTGATATTCAAACCAAAAATTGATAGGACCGCTTGTTGAAGGAACTGGAAAAATTCTTAACATATTATTTTTAATTTGATAAGAATAATCAGACACTCTTGTTTTAATAGCGTCTTCATATGCCATAGCTTGTAGTTTGTTTTGCCATACTGGTATAACTTCAAACGTGCTATCATCAGCATATTGACCATATGTGCTTAAGTTGCCAACAACGTTAAGACCGCCGAAGTAACCATAAAAATTCCATGATGCGGCTGTTGTTTTATAATATACTTTTTTAATAAGTACGCGTTTATTGTCTACGTTTCCGCTATGGTATGGGGACGCCATCAATATTGCTTGTAGATCATAATCTTGTACGCCTGCTTTAACTGGTATTGATGCCGAATAGATCGGTTCCGTACCGTTTAATGAAGCTACTTGCGAATATCCTTGGCCGACTCTTTGAGCATAGCCTAATGAAAATTTAGGATATTTTAATTCTAAATGTTGATCTCCCGATATATCTGAGCCTGTTAGTTGGCCCTTCTCATCAAAAGACCCTGTTTTAGAGCCAAGGGCGCGTCCTAGAGAGTTTTTTGTTTGATGTATGTTAAGAAGATACGAATATTCTAAACACGCTTCCTCATAAGCTGCATGGACTTGATTTTCAACAATTTCGATATCAAGAACGTCACCACCTAATTTACGATAAACAAATGCAACCTGTTCAGCAGAACCTTGCTTATAAAGATCTATCTGCGATGTAGACCAGTAGTTTGGGTTTACATAAACGCCAAATGGTAATGTGCCAGTTACAACATTTAGGATACTACCAGTTTGGGGTAATATACTTTTTGAACTATTTGAAGCTGGCGTAAGTACAGGATATGCCATATATTATTCCTCTGTGAAAATAAGTAGTTTTTAAATAATAAAAAACCCCGCCTCTTTTGGAGGCGGGGCAGCTTTTCAGCTTTTAATTTTTATTAGCCAAGTAGATCTTGGATAACAACAAGACCGTACATGTCTGGGCGGACCATCGCCTTACCATAACGGGTCATGACAGCCTTGTTTGGTACGAAGGTGTCAGGATTGAAGATGGTTGGTGTGGTTTGTAGTGGAACGTATGGAGCATAAACATAGCCGCTTTCGAGGAATGATGCACCCTTACGACCAACGAGAATGATGTTACGTGGGAAGTATGGGTCAACAATTACGTCGAACTTGCTGTTGATAGCGCCAACCTTGACTGCACCGGTTGAGCCTTTTTCGCTATCGTGTGAAACGGTAGCGCGGAAGCCAGCGGTGAATTCAAGGATATTTGCAACTTCTGGCGAAACAACGATGAAGTTAGCAGCACCGCGTAGTGTCTTACGGTGGATGTTAGCTGAAACGTCGTTAACGGTTTCTAGTAATGTTTCGTACCACATTGAAACGTTACCAGTGAAGTCTGGTGGTGCAGCATATGAATCTGCTGTACCTAGTTCTGCGCCTGTATTACGGTTTACGAACTTACCGGGACGGCGTGACCAGTATTTAACACCAGCGGTTTGGCCCTTGATTAGATCGTTTAGGATTTCTTGATCAATTTCAAGACCAATTTGTTCGCTGAGAATTGAGGTTAATTCAACTTCAGCGTCGAGGTTGTGGTAAGCATTTAGATCTTGGCTTAATTCTGGGGTCCAGACAGCCTTGAGCTTACGTGAACGAGCGGTGATTGAGAAGCTATCTACTTGTAGCTTAATCTCTGGAATGCTTGATGTATTTTCAAGTGCCCAAGGTTCGCCGCCTTTTAGAGCGCCTAATGCGTTGTCGCCAACTGCATTAATTTGGTCCTTGATTGGGAATGAAAGTACGAGATAACCACCAACATCAAATAGAGCTGCTGTTGAAAGGGTACCGGCTGATGTATTACCAGCAACAACGATCTTAAGATCTGTACCTTCGATGCGGGTTAAACGACGGATAACCTTAACATTACCACCGCAAAGTGCAGATGTACCAGTTGCATCACCAACTGCATCGGCAACTGCTGTAGCTTTTTGAACTGCTGATAACGAGAATAGATCTTGTACAGCAATTAGGTCACGCTTGGTTAGAGCAGAAAGTGGAACAGTGATGACTGAGGCTGATGGATATAAAGTTGTATCGTTAACTAAATCCGCATCCCAACGTACTGATGCAAGTTGTGTATCTGTTGCCGCCGCAAGACCAAAGTGGCTGAATGAAACGCCTACGCTATTGGTTGCAACTGATTCAACATAGCGTGCTTTGTTGTAACCGTTAGCAAGAGCATAGAAACCCTTTTCAGCATAATCAACACCGTCTACGCGAACGCCGCCAGTGATTTGAACGCCAACGCGATCACCATAGAATGATTCGCCAGCTACTTGTGCTAGATCACCTACGTTACCAATATCATTACCGCGCTTGAAATCCATGAAGAATACGAGGCCTGATGGAAGGCTCATTGGTTGGACTGAAACGAGATCGTTGGCGATTAGGCCAGCGAATACACGGCGAACGATTGGGAACGCAACTGCTGCGAAACCTTGAACGTCGCCGCTTGACATTGTATTAGCTTCGCGGAGTAGTTCTTTGGCTTGGTTCTCTAGGAGAACTGCCATTGCGCCACGTTGATATTCGTTATCGATACCTTCTAGTAGACCGCTTTTTTCCCACTTGCTTAATAGTGCTACGCTTTCTGCTTTCTTGTTTTGGACTACCGTTCCTTCGGTAAGTCTTTCTAAAATATTTGCCATTTTTTTCTCCGTTTATTTTGGTATTATTTTTTTATACCTGCAATTAGTTTCCAGCGCTCCGCAATGGGATCTGCGCTTGGGTTGTTATTTCTTGGTAAGAATGGGCTTGGCGCTCTTTGAACAGCTTCAGACAATGATTGTGGTACTGTGCGTTTTTCAACTACAGTTTGCATTGTGCCTTTAAGTGTTTCGTAGATCGTTTTAGCTTCATCTACCGTTGTTGCTTTGGAAATGGTTTCGGCAATTTGTGACTTTTGACGCTCATTCAAGGAGACATTTCCTAAAATTTTATTTGTATATAGTAATCTTGCATTTACAATATTAACTTCGTTTAGTGTATTTGTAACTTTTTTAAGATTTTCTTTTAGCGCTGAGTTGATCTCAACTGACTTCTTGAGCTTTGAAAAAGCTGTTTTATATTTTTCTTCTAATAATTCGTTATGCTCTGATAGTTGAAGAATCGCTTCGTTGCGTTCTTTAACTTGTTCCATAAGGGCGTCACGTTGGGTTTCAAGAGCCTTAGCAATAGCAACTTGTTTCTTCATTTCAAGTTCGCTCATATTGATACCGCCGGGACGCGTATTTTGGATATCAATTTGCATTTCTTCGTCTAGTGTTTCTTCAACTTCTAAACCTTCTTCTTCTAGAGCTTCTTCAACTTTTTCTTCAAATTCAGTGCCTTCTTCAAGAGATTCTGCTAATTCGGCTGCTGGAAGATGTTCTTGTGGTTTTTCAACCGCTGGGCGTTCTTCAAATGTTGAAATTTCTGGTGCTTTAACATTAAGCTCTTTTTCCATACTTTCAACTTTTTCAACTAGCGTATCAAGATCGATTTCAACTTCTTGCGAGACATCTTCGCCAAGATAAGCTGCTGGAATTTTATCCATAACTTTTTTTGTTTCTGGTGCTGGGAGAGTTGGAGATAAATCCATTTCTGGTGCTGCTGGTTCTTCTGTTGGAACGGATGGAACATCTACACCAGCTTCTTGCTCTAAAAGTGCTTCGATATTTTGTTTAATTTTATCCGAGAAGTGTTCAAGAATCTGCGCTTCTGCATTTTTACGCGCTGTTTCCTTTAACATCTTTGCATCGGCAATAGCTTGTTCAAGCAATGAAGACATTATAATACCTCTAATTTTGTATAACTTTGTTATAAATAGTGCTAACAATTACAAAAAGATCTAAAAACATTATTTTATGATAACAAATTGTACCACCACCACCAATCTTGAAGACTGAAAAATAAAGCAACAGAACTAAACATTGTATACCATGACACGCCAGAACTCTGGCTTACAGCGTGAAACGCTTCATAACCATTTCCAGCAATATTATGTGTCCCTACAACATCATTTATTTTTTGTGAGCCGTATGGGCGTATAGTTGCTTGTTGATTTTTTAAGTTTCTTATATGTATCATAAGACCATCGTGACCAGTTATATCTGGCAAACCATAATCTGATGGGTTATTACCATTATTTAAATATACAACAGAAGAGCCAGCAGAAGCAGACTGTCCGCTTGCTGTTAAGAAATCGTATGTGTGTTTAATATTTGGTCCAAGTATACCATATAAACCATAACCGGAACCAATAAATGACCCTGTGCCAACTAAGTTAACACCACCAGCAGAAATATCTAAGTTGCCGCTATTGTTGCTAATTGTTGTTGAAACAACGCCAGAGTATGGAGAAGCAATAGAAATAGACCCACTACCAACAAATATTTCTTTAAATGGCTTGGCTGATGATCCAAGAGAATATGAACCAGAGGCTGTTGGGACTATATTCCCAGCAACTTCGATGCCGTTAGACGCAGTTAACTGTCCTGTTACCGTTGTTATATCTGTTGATTGATCACCTAACTGAACGTTTCCGCTGACAATTAGTGTACCTTGTGAAGTTAAGGATGTTAATGTTAGATTTGGATTAACTGCTATTTCTAATTCATTTGTTTGCTGAATTATATTTACGGTTGATGTACTTTTTAAACTACGTAGATATCCAGTACCGTTATTAACATCTCTTACAAGAGATTCGCCAGATCCAGTAGATTGTAGATTTGTTATTGCGGAACCGCCACCATTTATAGAATCATAAATTTGACTTAGATTAATTGAATTATTATTGTATTCAAACTGTATATCGCCGTCATATACCGTTAAACGTGTATTATTAACTCCTGCTCTTATAATATCACTATCGGTTTGATAACCACTTGCTGATATATGGCCTATTTCAATACGGCCTTGCGAAGAATTGCTAGCATCCATTATAACTGTACCGGAGAAATAACTACCAGTACCACCACCATATGGCTCGTAGGATGAAGACTCTTGGAAAACAGCAGAGTCAGCATAGCCGCCACCGCCACCACCGTTTACCGTAGAAATAATTTGTTGTAAAGAAATAAATCCATCTGGTGAAAAAAAGTCTATACCATCACTCCAAACAGAAATGCCAGAATATCCATTATATATATCAATAATATCTTTATCTATTCCATAATTACTTGAAGAATAGTGGCCAATAACTATTTCGGCAGCAGAGCTACCAAATGCATCTGTAAATTTAGAACCCGACTCATAAGCACCTGCACCAGCAAAACCAGATAAGTCATATTCTGCTTCGCCAACTACTAAATTACCGTTGACTTTATAGCCGTTATTAGACGTAATAGAATCTAATATTGTTACATCTTCTGCGAAGAATGGAATTTTTGTATCTGTTTTAATATCATAATATACTACTCTGTTATCGAGCAGCGAACCTTGCTGATTCACTATAGGAAAATCTGTATATTTATATCCTGCTACGTCATCTAGTTGTACATCATATTCAACATAATTAGAAGATGTAATTGACGCAGTTATTGGTAAAGCGTGAGTATAAATTATTTTTGAGTTATTAACATAGAATAGAGGATAACTACCGGAGATATAAACGTTACTAAGGTTTAATTGCCCTTGCCCTTTTAAAAAAGAACTTTGATTTAAGATAAATAATCTATCGCCCTCTAAACTTCCAGAAAAATAGTGACTTCCGCTTGGAGGACCATTGCCACCATAATAAAAATCTATATTGGACTCATATGCATCTATAATTCTACCAAAAGGCCCAATAAAATAAGAATCAGGATAATAAGTTATTGAACTATCATATGAAATTATATATGCGCTTTTACAAACAAAATTTGGGAGAAAACTAATGCCAACATTACCAATTACAAGATAATCATTAACAGAACTATAAGAAATTTTTTTGGGACCAATACAAGAGATTATATTATTTAAAGAGCCATTTGTATCTTTAAAATTAGAATATTCAAAACTTAGAGACTTATAGCCATTAAAATTTAGGTAAGCATCTTTAAAAAATGAGCCAAGAAAGTTTAATTTATCTGATTGTGCAAAATTTATTAAATTTAGAGTGCCGCTTGCACCATAGATATAACCGTTTATAAATTGCATAAATGGCGGGAATACAAAATTTACCGTACCGCTATTTTGGATTTGACAGTTATATGCAAAAATTTCATCTCTTGAAACAGAAACATATTTTTGATTAGACCAATATTCAAGATTGTTTGGAGGCCCAGAAAACCCACCAAATCCAAGGCAGTTTTCTCCATTGTCAAATGCTATTATACGTATTGTATCATATGCAATTGCACCATTAATACCAGCAGTGCGGAAGAAACCTTTTACTTCGGTTGCTGGTCTAACTATATTAACGGTTTGATTCTGATCATTACTTCCAAAACCAACTGAATTTATATAAAAATTACTACCAGAATGCGAGTTAATTACAGCGGTTCTATAACCGTCACTGGATATTAGGAAACAACCAATTAACGAATCTTGCGCTGGCTGTGAGCCTGTAAATACTAACTTAACGCCGCATTGAACACCGTTATCAATTCCAACATCTGGATCTACAGTTATCGCACCTGTTGTTGGTATAGCTGCATGTAATATTTCTCTTTCGCCAACAAACTTAACTAAAAGATTGCTGTCGCTTTTGCCTACACCTTTATTAACAACATTAACAGTTTCTTCATATGAACCGCTTGCGATATTGATTGTTACATGAAATACTTCTCTATCATTTGTTGTCGCATTTAATGTAGCAAGTTTATCAACAGCGGCTTGAATAGTTAATAATGCAGAACCACTTGTTAAGCCGGTATTAGAATCGGAACCGTTTTTAGCAACATATAAATTTGTTGTGCTGTTGTTAACAAACGCAGTTCCAGATAAATTTACTGTTCCGGCCCTAATAGTAAATTGATCTGCGGAACTGCTACCAATTATTACATCATTATAAAAATTAGCATTAGCCCATACTTTTAGTTCATCTGCGTTTGGGTTATCTCTTTCTAATTCACTGCCAATAGTAAACGTGTCCTTATTGGTTGAGGACATGCTTACATTACCGGCCATTGTTACATTAGAAAGTATTTTCATTTATTAACCAATTCCTGATGCGCCGCTATATACGGTTGCTAAATTATAACCTTCAATACCAGTTAGTTCAGCCATAATTACAGCACCAGTTACAGCAGAAGTCGTGTTACTTAATAAATAAATTTTAGTTGTTTTAACACGCATTTCCACATATGGCCTTCCTTTGCCATTATTATTCTCTTCATCAACTATCCAATAATTTGTACCTTTTACACCATTAGCGCTAAAACCAACTCTTAAAGGAACGCTACCGTCATGATTATGAATCATGATATTTTGTGTAACTGACGGGAAGGCAATTTCTAAAGGAGTATTAGTGTTAGCGGGAACGTTAACAACTCCAGTAACAAATGGAATGCCGCTTACTTGATAGTTGCCAACTGTATTTAAACCAGCCTTTGGTACGTAAACTTGATCTGCCATTTAATATTCCTCTTAACGACGTTTTTTATCATCGCTTGCTAGTCTTTGTGTTTCCGCATATTCACGTAATGCACGTTCTTTAGCAATACGCTTTTCTTTGCGTTCTTTTTGGCGTGGCGTTTCAAAACGGCGAACATCCGCGCTTTTATCGAATACTTTCTTTTGTAGGTCTTCTTTCTTGCAGCTCTTTAGAAATTTTTTGATTAGATAATCATTCATTTCTAAAGATGGCTTTACGCCGGGAGGTAATTCTGCACTTGCATGTGTTGGACTCTTGACTGACATTTTATTTTCTCTTTCCGCCCAAATGGGCTTGCCACTTTCCTGCGGCTATATCCATAATACCGCTAATATCTATTCCTTCATCTTGTGGATCTCTGGCCATTCCATTCCCTACTGCTTGCGCTTCGGTTAATGGCTTTGTACCCGCAAAAGGATCAAATTTATTTGTTAATAAGCCTTTTTTCTTTAGCTCACTACGCATTTTTTGGTGAGCTTCTTCTTTCTTCTGGTCTTTTATTTCCGCTATTGGTTGTACATCTTTTGTGAATTCTTTGCTATATGTTGGTTTCTTAACGGAAGCTTTTACTTCGTTTGCTTTAACTTCGCTTAACATTTTAAGCAAGCCTTCTTCCAAAAGCACTTCACGAATGCTCTCTTTAAGGATTGGTTTTAGTATTTCTTTTAGGGTTTCTTTATCCATTCCGTCCATATTAACCGCCTAATATTTTATCAAGCATTTCGTTAAGTCTAACATTTTTTTCTTGTTTCTTTAGTCTATCTTTTGCTTCTTTCATCATATAAGCATTTGGTGTTGATGGTTCGCTTACCATATCGAAACAAATGAGCTGAAAATCATCATCAACTACAGTTACACCATTAACTTGTTTTGTTGAACCAAGACCGCGAGACGAAATACCAAGTTTTACTCCGCTTTCTACAAGTGATTTAAGTATTTGGCCGCTTGGCGTATTTAAAACTTTAATTTTTGCCATAACAGCAGGACCGTCCCACCAAGTCTTTAAAACTATATGGGAAGCGTTTTTTAAATTGATAACAGAGCTTTCTGGATGGTCTAACTCACCCAAAGCTCTATTATCGCGAATTACTTCTTGATATTTTTCCATTTCTCTACGAAGAATCTTTTCTGGATATTTGCGGCCATTGCCATTCTTGACATCGGCTTCTTGCATTTTTCCAGTAAGATATGTGACTTTGCCAGATTTAACTTCTAACTTTTCTTCTTCAGTTAAAAGATCTTGGCAAAAACCACCTTCGCATAATTCATAAAATTCTCTTATTAGTTCTGCCATTATTTGTTACCTATTTAAATTATAAGCGGGCGCAACCCGCACGAATATTGATCCCGAGCAGCAGCGACGAACAGGTTGGAGCATATAGCGACGTGTAAATGTAACTTCTGTACGCATTATTTTTCCCTTCCGCTAAAATCCATAATTTGCTTTTCTAGATCAGCATCAAAACGAACATTAGCTGGTGTATTATCAAACCAAGTAATCATACCTGCTTCAATAGTAAACTTATATTCGCCAACTGGTATAACGTGTCCGCTTGTCAAGCTATCGTTATCAAACACAAGCTGAAACATGTTTTTACCTTGAGTTACATAAACAACTCCACCTTCTATGTGTGTTTGTACTGGGTCTGTCTCATATGGTTCTGAGCCTTGGTATGGCTGATATGTGCGATTATCTGGCATTTGGCCATTCTTGGCGTTCAACATAAACCCATATCCCGGCATAATTCCATTACCGGGATATTGTGGCATACCGCCAATCTCTTCTTTTATAAGCTGCTTAAGTTTTTCTTTTGTAATCTTCATGTTAATAATTAGTCGCTTTTCTTAAGTTTTATCAATATTCCATCATCATCTACAAGACGGCTTAGGAAATAGCTTGTACCACTTGAAATAGAACCAGCAACCATCACTCCAAAAGGTAGATCAAAAAAACAAATTGCGTTAATAATTCCTACCCAAAAACCCATACACATACAGCATTTTAGCATATATGTTAACAATTCATTATTAAAAGAGTATAGATTATTTCTAACACCTTCAAAAATTTTGCTATAAACAACAATCATTGTCATACCATAGCAAGCAAGTATAAAAGTTAATAACTGTGTCATTAGTAATTGTAACGGTAAATACCGCGTGTTGGAAAACCATACTTTGGTATAGAACCTTTGAATTTTTCGTGTGGTACTTCGCCAAGTTCTGTACTGGTTTCTTCGTCTGGTTGTAATAATTCTTTCTCTAAATCATCAATAAACTTCTTACGAACACTATATTCTTGTTTATCTTTACTTAGGAAATTAGAAATGTTAAGTATTACAACTTCGAGTGGCTCCTCATCTCCAGTTTTATCTTTATTAAATGCAGCTTCTAAGGAACCATAAATATTACCACCAACGACAGTTTCAGGAGCAACAACACCAGAAGAAACAAGATATTGGAATAATTGGTCTTGATCGGTATAACAATCTTGCGTAAATTCGCCTTTTGGGAATGCTAAAATTTTTCCTTTTTCTGGCATTACGATGATATTCATCGTGTGGTGATCTTGAACAATAAGATTGCCATCAAGCGTTTTTCTTATCGCTAAAGAGACTTTTTTAACATTTTTGTTTTTTATTACAAGAGTCAAATCATCTGTTGATGATGGCTTTACATTTAATGCTAATGGCATTATTGTTGTACCTCGCTAGCAAATTCTTGAATAAGCATTAATTTTTTAATAAGTGCTTCATCAATTGTATTAATTTTTAATGAGCGAAGAGATTCCTTTACACTTTGAAGTTTTTTATTTACTATTTCTTCTTCTATTACAATATTATTTAATTTATTTTTGATACGTTCTACTTCTTCACTTACATATAGTTTTAATTCAATATCTTCTTCGCCGTGGTTTACAAATTTATTTAATAGTTCTTTTTGTTCTTGAAGTAAGCTTTGACCATATGTTTCGTTGAATCGTTCAATAAAACGCTTATATGCTAGCGCATCAATGCTCTCTAGAACAACTTTTTTCTCTTCACGCTTTGATGTTATTGTTTGTAGTAATTCTTGTTTTAGAAGAACTTTTTGTTTTACTTGTACGGCAGGATTAAAAATTTGCGATAAAGTGGCAAGAGTCTTATATTGTGGAACAAAATTATCATAAACTTGCATACCAATAAGTTTATTAATTTTTGCTATTAATTTGCTTTGCTCTGTATAAACATCTGCTTCGTTTAACTTATCGTGTTCATTTTTTACTTCATTTAATAACTTTTCTGCTATTTCTTTAGGAAATTCTTTTGTTTCATAAATTTCTTTATAAAGAGTAAGCTCTCGGTCAAGGAGCGAGCCTTTACGAAAATGTTCTTTTAATATAGACGAGATAGCTTTTTGTTTGCCTTTATCGTCGTACATAGCTGCCTTAGTTAATTCTTTTACTAGGGCTTCAAATAAAAACGCAGTATTACGTTTTTTATTGTGCTTAAATTTTGGTTTTTCTAGCTTATTTTGCATTCTTTTTCTCCAAAGAAGCCAACAGATTTTTTATATCCTGATTGACTTGATGCAATTTGCGCTCTTCAGCATCTATATAATTAGTGCTTAAATCTTCCTCTAGCGAAGCTAAAGAAGCTATTTCTTGATATCCTTTATTAAGTGAGCGGTCTGTCATACCACCAACTGCTTCTGGCATAGCTTGTGAACGCATCCACTTCTTTAAATGCGATCTCTTACGCCCATCAGCTTTTGTGGGTTCATAATCATTGCGTTTTGCTGGTGGCGGTGCCGCTCCTCCCGGTGGTACTGGGGCTGTGACTTCTGGAGACGCTTCTGGAGTCTCTGGTGGTGTTTCTGCTGGTAGTTCTGGCGCTGCTCCACCCGCTGGTGGTTCGCCTCCTTCTGCTGGTGTTGCGCCTATTGCTTCAAGCGCCTTTTCAAATTGTTTATCGTAGAAGATTTCACGTTGTATCTTCTTAAATTCTTGTTCTGATAGATTAAATAATTTTTCACTTAACCAGCGCTTGCTAAAGAAACCATCCTTGGCAAGATTTGCAGCTTCAAACTTTGATTTCCAGTGGTCAAGCTCTTGTAATTCGCTGATCTTAGATGGGTTATTAAGGCGTAATTTAAAATTCAATAAATCTTCATTACGATATCCAAGAGTGAAAAGGTGAATAATACCAATTTTTTCTAATTCTGCAACAATTACACGTTGTAATCTTTGGATAGTACGAGCAAAGCGGATATCTTTTTGTGCTAATGTTGCTTTATCTTCATCACCACCTTCTGCGCGGGAAAGATAAGAAGCTGGAATCTTAATGGCACTAAATAATTTATCACGTAGATATTTAACGTCATCAATATCGCCTTGGAAAGCACCACCAGCAAGTGTTTCTACTTTTGTTGCTGAACCGCCGCGAGTTGGGATGAAATAATCTTCATCGATACTCATGGGGTTATAACGAAGATCAACACGACCGCTTGTTGGATCAACAATCATGTTGCGCTTCATTTGATTTTGAATCTTGAGCATTAATTGGTCTACGTCTTCGGGAGCTACGTTACCAACGTCAATATAGAAGATACGGCGATCTGGTGCGCGCACGATACGGTATGCCATCATGGCGTCTTCTAATAGTGTTAATTGACGCCAAATACGACGCGCTGGTTCTAGAATGCTTGTACCGTATGGGCTGTATTTATCTTGGCCTAATACACGGAAATGTGCAATTTGCCAAGCTTCAAAAGTTAAACCACCTGTGTTCCACTGGAATTGAACATAGCTTGGATTTGTTTTATCTTGGCCTTCTAGACGTTCAACTTCTGGCGTTGGTAGCCCAATTACGTTCTTGACGCCTAGTTCTGGATCGATATCAAGATAAAGGAACATATCACCAAACTTAACCATTGTACGGCACCAGCCAAATAGGCTGAATTGAACATTCAATACATCATAATAAAGTGTCTCAAGGATGCCACGAATCTCTTGATTGGATGAATCGATATGCAACATTTTATTAAAGCTGCTATGTGTTGTCATTTCATCTGCGTAAATATCAAGAGCGCTTGCAATTTCAGGCATGAATTCCATCTGATCAAAATCGCTATAACGTTCAGCGCGAGTTTGGTTAGCCATAATATTGGCTTGAATAGCATCAAATGGGTTATAACTTGTCTTTTGGAATTGTTTACCGGAAGCAGATTTAAAATTAAATTTATTTAAATCACGACGACGGAAACGAAGTTGTGCCTGCTGACGAAAGTTTACTATAGGCCCAGAAAATAATCTGGTTAAGCTTTTAAAAAGCTGCGAGTCTTCGTTTTTTAAATTTTGGTTACGTGCATATTTTCTATTCTGTGGAGAAAATTTTGGATCTGCCATGTGTTATCCCTTAAATATCCAAGCCATGTCACGATACATTTTTTTAGTGTTGTCGTCTACAAGCTCTTTGTAGTTATTCATGCCTTGAATTGATGTATTTAAAACAACTTTGCTTTTACCTATTGACGAGATTAAAGCTTTGTTCAATTCTACATCTTTCTGATTGTTAATTACAGTAATATCTCTTACCCAACAAGCTATTGCAAGAGACATTACAAGATCGTCGTTATACCCTTTTTGGGCTTCTGGTCTTCCATGTACCCAAATAAATTTTTCTAATTCCCTAACTAGTCTTGCAGAATTAATATGAATTGCCTTATTTCTAATAATTTCATCTAGTTTTGCTATAATAAGCGGACGGGTTTTAACAGAAGTTGTAAAACCGGGAACAACAGCGCTATTGCCATATGCCATATTTGCATCAACATATTCATGGCTATTTTTATTAGAATAATAAAGATTGCGGTAACCTATTTCTGCTACTCGTTGGGCTACAGTAAAACCAATGTTGTTATTTTCAATAACTATTAAAGCATTGCCATATTCACGACCAGCATCTATGAGAAGCTTGCAAAATTGATCTGGTTCACATTTACCTTGATATTCCGCAACTTGTTCCATAGTAGAAACATTTATTATATGAAATACAGAATAGTCTGCACCGTCGCCACGCGCAACGTCAGCCACTAGAAGATATTTGCCTTGATGGTTATAAGGTTTCCAAATATGATAATTACGATCTACCCAAGACTTATACTTAGGTTCACTAACGCTCTTCCGTAACCATTCCATATCTTCTGGGTCTACAACTGTTTCGCCTGATGCATTAAACGAACAAAGATATTCTTGTGCTATTTCACGCTTTGCAAGATTTTTAGTTTCATTTTCAAACCATTCATGGTCATGGTCTGGGTGTACATCCCAAGGAAGATTTGTTGGAATAAATAAATTTTGGTTGTTTTGTGCATCTTCATAGGTTTTATGAAACCAGTTTCCCATACCATTTGGGGATGAAAGAGCAATACAACGACCGCCCGTAGAAATGGTAGGATAAAGAGCTGTCCATATTTCTTCCATGTTTTCAATATGTGCCGCTTCGTCAACAACAAGCAGCGATACAGCTTCTGAACGGCCAGCATCTGGACTTGTTGGTATGGCCTTAACTTGTGAGCCATTTGTCAATTCAAACGAGTGTTTATTATCAACATTTACTGTTGCAATCTTTAGCCAATCCGGTACGTTCTTAACAAGAAATTTAACTTTCTTAACCATGTTGCTGGCTGTGTTATATTTTGTGGCCATTACAAGAACGTTTTTATCTTTATAAAATAAAAGCATCCAAGCAATATAGCCCGCACAGATGGTAGAAATACCAAGCTGGCGGGCTTTTACTATTACATTAAAACGGTGATCACGGAAGTTGTCTAGCAGATCATCTTGGAAATCATATGTCTTGAAAGGGATTGTGCCTTTGTCTGGATGCGTTATCTTTGCGTAATTTTTAAGAAAGTATGCAGGATTTTTGCCACACTTAATAATTTCTTTCTTTATTTCTTCAACAGATAACTCCTCTGACATATATTCACCATATTATTTAGGACGGGTTACGTTTGTTGGTTTTGTTTTGCCTTTGGTTAATGACTTATTATACTTTTCTATTTCTGCAATTTTTTGTTTTGCAGCATCAGAAGGCGCACCAATAACTGCTAGATCTTTTAGGTTTAGCACTTCAAAAGCCATTTGAGCCTTAACCATAACCTTGATGCGATTACCAGTTTCAACAAGAATCTTTGGATCACCAACTTCTTTTAATCTTAAGCTAGCACCTGTATGCTTGCTAAATTCTTTTTGAATATGTTTAGTAATATCGTGTATGCGTGCCTCAACTTCACGATCAAAACGCTTTTCGTGAAGATTAGCTAGTGGTTCTACGCTGTGATATTTAACCATTAATATATTACCATGAAGCGCAATACCAAAGCCATCCATGACTTTTTGATCTTTAATTGGCTGATCTTCGCGCTTTAGACCAATTTCTACTAGCTTGCCATCTTCATCAATAGCGCCGTGGTGCTTATTGTGGATAGCTGCGTAGATTCCTTTTACTACTTCATATACGGTAAGTGCCATATTTTATGCTCCGTTTGGTCGCCAACCAGATTTCCAACGTTCTTCTCTATCTTCTATATATTTTACAAAACATTTGGTACAACAATCAAACTTTGCAAAATATACATCATCATTACGGTTAAAAGAATATGTATCGCAATACTGGCAATAGCGATGATTATTCCTATTAATTAGTTTCTTTGGAATTAAAACACCATCTAAATCTATCTTTTCCCTATTACTTTCTGCTGAGTATTCTTTTTTTAATAATTCTTTACTTTCTTCTAAGAACTGTTTTTGTTTTTGTGGATCCCAATCCCCTCTAGGATTTTCTATAGATTTATTACCGTATTGTTCTTTCATAGCTTTTTCTAGAGCTGCAATATAATTTAGATCATGCTTCATTTGCTCACCTGAACTGCTGCTGATAGAACTCCTAAAGTTATTCCAATACCAACTACTACACCAACAAACAACTTAACATCACCCCAGCGTTGCTGGGAACTTAGTTGGTCTACTCTATCTTGCTTAATTTTTAAAAGAGCTTCGTACATTTCTTTATTGATCTGTAGTTCAAGATCTTTTTTCTTGGTTATTGTTTCTAAGTCTAGCTGTAGTTTCTTCTGAGTTGTATCAAAACTTAACTTCATCCTAGATACTTCTGCTTCTCTTTCTGTTATTAGCTTTACCATTGCATCTTTATGTAGTAGAAAACCATCAAATGGTGCAACCTCAGTTTCCTTTAATTCTACATAATCACCAACACCATCATCGTCCACGTCAGTTTCTTCGGCGTAGGCAATAGGAGTCCAGCCCACCAGATAAGCTAGTAGGGTAAGACTTGCAATTAATTTTTTATATCTATTCATTCTTCTTAGGTCTGCCTTTCTTGGATTCTTTTAGGCCAAGAACTTTTGCAGCTTCTTTTTTAACTTCTTTTGTGTCTGCCTTTTTAAGTTTTTCAGCCTTTTCCTTAGTGGCAACTTCTAGTTCTGCTTTTTTCTTGGCCTCGTCAGCTTCAAGCGCAGCTTTCTTAGCAGCAGCTTCTGCTTCTAACTTTGCAGTTTCTTCTGCTAGCTTCTTGGCGGCTTCTTCCTTAGCAGCTTCCTCTTTTGCTTTTTGCTCAACACCAGCTAAACCATTTTGTACATGCTGACGCCATGCAACGGCACCAACAGCTAGACCAGCAATTACTAACCCAACCAAAAGTTTCATTTTCATCCAAAGATCTCCTACGAGTGATTTAACAGTTTCCATATATTTATCCTTTTCTGGCTACTTTGAGCCATGTTTCCATTTCATCGCAATATCAGAAAAACCTTCTACCCCAACATATCCAAGCGATATAGCAGTCCATTCGTCTGGCGTTATCTTACCTAGACCCATAAAGACTGTTGCTACTATCCATACTAGCAGCTTTCGCGAGATAGCTTTAGCGGTAATAATATCAATCACACCGCGATCATTTTCTTTCTCTTTTAATTCTTCTTTCAATTCTTTCTCCACTTCTTTTAGCACACCCAATCATATGCCCTCCAATTATCCTATATGGGCAAAACCGTTACGGCTGTCAATATTAATTTGGCCATCAACAGCATCCTTTAATATATCTAGATGTGAAATCAATAAAACGACATCAAAATATCCCTTAATTAGATCCAAAATACGAATAAAACCACCTAAATTATCAGCGTCAAGGCTAGTTCCCGGCTCATCAAGGAAGAAAATATTACTCTTTGGTAACGATGTAACATTTAGGAATGCTAATCTAATAGCAATAGAAGCTAGTGATTTTTCGCTACCGCTACCCATTTCTAATGGTCTAGCATCATATTTTGGATGTTTAATCATAATATCAAGCTTATCATCGTCGTTTATAAGAAATACTTGAAAATCTACTACGTTAGCAAGAATTTTATTAATTTCATTATTGATAATAGGTAATTTTTGCTTGATAACTTGGTAACTGATGCCGTTTGGATGCATCGCCTTTAGGTAAAGGTCGTATGCGGCAAACTCCTTACGCTTATCAGATAACTCTTGTTTTTGTTCTTCAAGTGTCTCTAACCTAGAAATATGATAACCATTATCCTTATAAAGATTTGTGATCTTTTGTTGGATACTGTTTATGTTCATTTCGGTTGTATGGATATCTGCTTTTAATTTTTTTTCTAACTCTAATTTTTCTTCAATACCAACATTTTCTGATTCTTGTTTGCGGCGCTCTTCATATTTTTCACGGCAAGATTGCACCATTTCTGTAGAA